CGTCAACGGTAAAATCCGACGATCCAAATTCGAAGTCAGCATGGTCTGGCGTAGTGATCCAATCACCCGTACCATCGAACAACCCAGATGCCCCGCCGAACTTGCTCTGCGTCGTGTCGATCTGCGCATTGCCGATCGCTGTCCAGGTATGCGAACTGCCGCCCGCGTTGACATCGGTGAAGGTCGTTGCGGCATCGGTTCCATCGAAATGCAGCAGCACCTTGGTGAAGGCGTCATTGCCGAGCGCGATGGTGCGGCGCACATGATAGAATACCGCATCCTCGTTCGCGCCGGGAAGCACCGCGACCCGCTCGACCGCCGCGTCCGTGCCAGTGTCCCCCTGCCACAGGGTCCAGCAGATGACTTCCTCATTCGGCTCATAGGTGAGGATGGCGACCCGGCCATCAGCCAGCACGCAATGCAGTCGGGTATCCGGCTGCCTTTGGATCGCGATGGACACCACGCCAGACGCCAGCAGGTCCGGTACCAGCAGCGTCAGCTCGAACCCTTCGTAGTCCCCGAAGGTCGCGCCCTGACTGCTAGGCCCGATCATGAACACCCTCTGACCCGAGCGCTGCACCATGATGGCGCGGGCGTCCAGATGCACGGCGCGAAGATTGGCAGAGCCCTGAGTCGAGAAAGCGCGGGCGTTGGAATTGGTCGGCGTGACCGGCTCGTCCAGCGACGAGGATGTCAGGGCGAGTTCCGCGCCGGCTGTGCCGATGATCATGCGCAGCTTGCTGATCAGGTAGCGGATAGCATCGACCGGCCCCGAGCCGAGTGTGCGGATGATCGGGCCGGCATCGCCTTCGGTGGTGTCGTCGAAGTTCTCGTAATCATCCGAGACGGACAGAAACAGGCTGCCGCCGCTGGCGTGAGCGAGTCGGCCGCCGTGCAGCGACACCGCCGTCGGAAATCGCCTCGCGTCCGACCAGTAGCCTTCCTGCCAGTTGTCGGACCGGCCAGTATCAGAGAAGCGGGAGAGGACTTCGATGCCGACATTGGTGTTGGAATTGTAGTCAGTAATGCGGGCAATACCGGTGACGCCACCATGCGGGTAATAGATGCTGACTACGGCGACGCCCGAGGCATGGGACGTCACCTTCGCCCGATACCAGACCTTCAGATTGTCATCCCGGTCAACAATCTTGCGGTGGAATGTGCCTGTGTCGGAAGCCGCGCCTCCGAACGCCAGATTGCTACTGATTGGCTTGAAACCAGACTCCGGGCCATCGATCGATTTCTCAATGGTGATCTGTCCAGACCATGACCCGGTGACATTGACTGTCAAACCGCGGTCGGAATAGCCGGTATCATCGGTGGGTGAAGATCCGCCTGTGTCGGCGATCCCCGTGATCTCGATCGGATCGGTGAATGCATCTAACGCACCAAGCCGCCACTGCCCGCCCTGTCCCTCATGGAATATGCGTATGAGCGCCCCGACATGATCAGCCGTGAAGAATGGCACGTCGGAGTTCAGCGTCGTGTTGCCGAAGAAATGGCTGACTTCCATTTTCGCCGAAGACGACGCAGTGGGCAGGAACGGCCCGTTATTCGGCGCATAGTCCACCGCCGACCAGGAACGGCCGCTGCCACGGCGCTCGATCTTTTGCTGCCTGACCCCGTCGCAATCGACATACACCACATCGGCGGACTGGTCGTAGCGGACATTGTCGAGGTCGCTTGACTGCCAGGGCGAGGCGATCTCCACTGTCCCGCTGTCTCCGATGGACAGCGAGGACACGATGCGATCAACGACCGCATCGGACTGCAACGTGATCCAGAAATTGCCGGACGGCGTGAAAGCGAGGTTGTGATAGCCGGTGCCGAGCGCGGTTTCGGAGATATAGTCGTCATCACCATTGGTCGAGCCGACCCGCAACGTAACTGGGCCACGCTCCACGGTGATGGCCAACGAATGTTCCGTGCCGGTGTCGCTCACCAGCACACGCTTCACCGCTTTGGCGCGCGAGCCGATGGCTGACGCGTTGAGCACGCGCTGTCCACCCTGAAGCTTGACCTGCTGGGCCTGCGACGCAGTGAACATTTCAATTTCATTGACGCTGACCGCTCCGGAATCCGTTATGTTATTGACGGCCTTAAACGTCAGCCGCCAATAACGATAGGCCTCAATGGTCCCCGTATCCGCGCCCGGAAGCTCATAGGAGCGCCGCTCATTGACCGCCCATCCAGTTTGTGACGACCGGGCGTCCTCCAGGCCCCACTTCCCGGTATCCACGGCAAAGGTTCCGGTATCGAAATTGCTGCGGATCAGCTCCCAGCTCTTGGGCGTCATGGAGAGCGGCGCGGGAAAGTTCGGCGCCCTGATGCTGTAGGACGTGATTGCCTTGGCGTTGCCGCTGCCGAAATTGACTTTCCACCAGCTCGGCAGATTAGAATGCCCGGTGCCGGTATCCTGCCAACGGCTCTTGGATTGCTCGTTGTCGGCAGCGTGGTGAGGATTGCCACCTGTATCGATGAAATCATCTAAAGTCTGAAATGATTTGGCGCTGACCGTTACGCCGTTGGTGGTGCTGCCGGTCATCGCCGGGATAGCATTGACGGCGGAAGTTGCGAAAGCCCCGCCCGTCGAAGCATTCGACCACCCGGTGTCGGTGATGCTCAGCGTGGTATCGACCTTCGGCCGCGCCAGCAATTCCAGTGCATGCGCGTCATCCCCCAGCCAGACGCGCATTTTTCCGTGCGTCAGTTCGAGGAGTGCGACGTCGTCAGTGGAGGCGACGAACTCGATCCATTCGGCGCCGGTGTCGTGGAGGGAGCTTCCCAGATATTTCGTGCCGGGGCGAATCGTCAAACTGCCCTGCGTCCGGGCGATCCAGTTCGTCATCACCTCCGCCGACAGCCGCGTCCGGTCGAGGTCCACGCGGGCAAGCGCCTTGGGGGAGAGGAGGCCCCGGTTGAAACTAACGAATGGAACGTTCTGGCGAGCCACGGTCGATCACCCAGTCAAAGAGCCGCGGGAACCACGGTCGCCGCGCGTCAGCCGACCACCGCGAGACTGCGTCCAGGTTCCGGGGGGCTGGAATTTGGGTTGTGCTTCGTTAAGGCTATCGACGTTCAAGGCCCTCTTCCGAGCCTTGTCCCGCAGCTTCCCGACCCGTTCCCGCAGCGATTCATTCTGCGTCAGCGCGATGCTCACCCGGTCCGCCAGTTCGAGTTCGACGAACCGCGCAAAGGTCGTCGGCCAGCGCGTCAGGTCGAGACCCAGCCCCGTGTCGTTCGAGACGTAGCGGATATAGATCGGGCTCTGATCCGCCGACCAGAAGGTGGAATCATCGTAATAGTCGAGCAGCGGGAAGGTGAAACGCTCATCGCCGGAGACGCCGACGGTGCGCAGCCAATCTGACGGCTTGGCGAACACCTCCGTATAGCCGAATGTGGGCGTCACGCCGGTGTCGGCGTCCGCCTGGATCGTCTCCATGGCGAAGTTCCATGAGCCGGCGCACAGGCATTCCTGCACCACCTGATCATAGACGGCGTTGAGTTCGCGGCCGGCCTTGACGTTCTCGCCGGTATCCTCCAGCCGCTCGTTGCCGAGTTCGACCAAAGCGTTGTTGAACAGGGTGATTTTGCTCGTAGCCATGGCCTAGCTCCGCCCTCTCCGCGATCGCATCAGTCTTCCTTGGCGGGCGCCGGCGTCGGATCGACCCACGCCTTCTTCGTCTTCAGGTCGATCGGCCGGGCCTCGCCGGTCTTCAGATCGATGGACGGGCCGATGCAGTCGAGTTCGAGGCCGCAGGGGTTGTTGACCTTGTCCCGGACCACCTTCCGGATGCGCAGATGCGCCAGATAGGAGCTATCCTCCGTATCGAGGATGATCAGCGAGCCGACGCCGTCCTTCAGATTGCGCGTGTTCAGGGTGTCCCTGGCGACGATGTTGGCGACGTTGTTCCAGGCGATCGGTGCCATGACTTCGGCGAAAGTCATGCCGACCGGGGCGGTGAGGGTCATGATTTCCCGGTCGCCGTAGCCGAGGGATTTCAGGGCGCTCGGGCCGAATTTCTTGACCTGCACTTCGCGGAGCGGCTGGGCGGCCTTGGCGTTCGCGGCGGCGGGCGCAGCGGGGGACTTTGCGGCCTTCTGGGCCACTGCGGCTTCGGACATATGGATTTCCTTGATTGAGAAGGGGGCGGCCCGGAAGCCGCCCCATGATACGCGACGCTTAGCCGGTATCGCCGAGCGTGATGGACGGACCCACCGTGCCCTGGGTTGCGCCGGTATCCTGCACCGAGGCAAAGGATGCGCCGAACACGAGGCGGTTGGTGTAGCCGTTGTTCGCGTGGATGAAGATCAGGTCTCCAGTGTCCACGCCGCACAGCGATGCGGCGGCGA